AAGGGAACTTCTTACCTTTTACCATTGGCATAATGATTTCCTTATTTGTCGTATTTAGGTTTCTTTGCGGTTTTCTTTGCTTTACGGAAAGCTGCGGCAGTTGGTGCGCCCGGAGTTCCCGGCTTTCTCATTTTTTCTTTTGATCCTGCTTTTATGCGCTTGCGTTTTTTATGAATGTTTTTATAAAGGCTCACGACCATTTCTCCTTATCCGACCAGAATGCTGCTGACATCTTGCCTTTTGCTATGTTCTTTGCGTGTCTTGCTTTGAAAGATTTGCGTCTGTTCTTTGTGGCTTGACTCTCGCCTTTCTTCGGTGCGCCAGCAGTTGAGGCTCCTTGCTGTCCGAATCGAATCGTTTTGATCTTGTCACCTTGCTTTGCTACGACAATGTGAGACTTCTTTGGGTGGCTCGGTGTTCGCTTAGGTTTGTTGAATCCTGTGACTCCTGCCCTGGTAAGTCTGGGATCTTTTTTTGCCATTAAAATATACCTTGTTGTCGAGTATAAGAATATCGTCCCACTCTGATAAACAAACGCCCTTGACCTTAAAGTTCTTTTGTATGTGCGCTTTAGTGCCTAAACACGCATCTATCTGGTAGTCACCGTTGAAGTCTTTGAAGTGATACCAAGTTAAATTACTAATCAGGTAAAGAGTAGTTATCAAATAACTGGTAGCCCTACTGACTGACGTAATCTCATCTGAGCAATCTGCTTAGATTCTAAGTCTTCTTGCGCTTCTGCGAGCTTCATTTGCTCGACTGCTGTTTTGACCGTGTTCATGGCTGCCTTGCTTTCTCGTTCTATTGCCTCGGCTCTCTCGGTTGAAACTTCTGCTTGTTTGAGTGCAAGTTCTAACTGCGCTGCTTGTTGTTCTAGTTGCTTGCTAGATTCAATCTGAGACTGAAGTGCTACGGCCTCTTCTTGATTAGGCTCTATGATTCCTGCTTTGACTCCTGCGCTTCTGAGGCGTTTGATTGCTTCATCGCCTCCTACTAGATCAAGGTTCTGGAATAGAATGTCTCCGACCAACTGACTCATGGCAGGGTTTTGAGAGATCATTGAGGACAGTTGTTCTGCTGTTTCTTGCTTGCGAGTTGTAAACGATGGGCCGCTTGCAATCTTGATGTCGTAGTTTCCTGCGTTCAAGTCCATTGTCTTGACGAATGTCCCGGTCTGAGCGTCCATCAAAGTCTTATTGACGCTGATCGTTTCCTCGCGCTCGTCCTCGCCTATGATTCTAATTGTTCTTTCGGTGTCGTACACGGCAGGGATCATGTCAATCATAATCCTCCCGGCTAACTCCATCGAGTCAATGAGTTGATCTTGATACTCAAAGTTAGACATCTCGCCCTGAAACTGTCTTCTTCCTATTGCTACGCCTGACGTCTCTTGGCCTTGTTGTCCTATGTTTGCATCAAATATCCCGGTGGTTGCTTTGATGTCCTCGGCTGCGAACTGAGCATCTTGCAAGAGTCCGGGTGATCCCTGTGCTGGGGATTCTCGATAGGGTTTCTGCCCTTGGTCAAAATTAAACTGAAGAACTGGATCGTTTGACACCATCATGTTCTTCCACTTGGATTCATGCCCTTTAATCATGGCAGGAGTCACGAAGTAAGGCTGTTTAGGCGTGAGGGCTGTAACCTCAACCGCTACGCTTCTGGAGTAGTTATAAAGCCTCTGAGCGTCCTTAGCTTTGCGCACAATGCCTCTTGTGATGTACCGGCCGTTGATGTTGGAAGTCTTACCAAACATCGGGACAAGAGGAACGAATCTTCCGACACACTCAACTTCTTCAAGTATCTCCATGCCGCTGATCTTGAATCGCTCTAGCTTTCGCTTCTGAACCTTTCTGGTCTTGCCTAGTGTAATGCCTTGCAGGTTAAGCTCGTCTCTAACTGGTTGTACTTCCTCTAAGTCTAAGACTCGTCCGTCTGACAGTTGGACTAGCGTTCTCTCTTCATTCACGATTCTGAAGTAATCAGCTACTCGTACAAAGTCCTCACTGACCCACGAATCCATATTGCCAGTTGAAGTGAAATCACTTTCACCGGGATAAGACTCTGCTTCAGGGTAAAGCCTTTCAAACTCTTTACGCTCCATGTCTTCAAACATAAAGCCAAAGCGAGCCTCTTGAACGTGCTGCGCTTGGATAATCGGGTCGAGAAGTACAGAAAAGGGATTCTTGATCTCTCGGAGGATAATATCCTGATCAAGAGAAACGTCATCGATGTAATCGTGATCCACCAGTAGACAGCCCCAACCAGACTTAACCGCAAACTTAAATGCCGTTTTAAAGGCTTGTATGCCTCTCTGGTCGATTTGACGTATTAACCCTTGGTAGACTTCAGCTATGGCCTCATCGCCTTCCTCTGCGGCTCTGACTTTGACTGAGGGCATTTGTGCCATCTGTCCTCCAACAACTCGGTCAACGGATGCAGAGAGCTTGTCAAAAGTTAAGCAAGGACGATTGTGTCTCGATTCTCGTACAGAATCCTCCCACTGACCTTCATCGTCATCAATAAACGACACATCCGCTACGGATTGCTCGTAGATATCGCTCCATCCGTCTGAAGCCGTTTCGAATCTTTCCAACGCCTCTTTGACGATCTCGTTTTGTTGTTCGCTATTTCTTTTCATCACCACTCACTTGCAAAGTCGAGTTCTTGGATATAATTGTCTTCTTCAAATGCTTGCGCAAACATTCTGAAGGCGTCAGCCCCGTTGCTTGCTGCATTGTGCAAAGGCACTTTTCTAAACGTATTGTGCTTGTCATCGAACTGGTACTGATAGTTTGAGAGAGCTTCTAAGCCAGTCTCACAATTCTCCTCATGGAACCAGCACGCTTTGAATTTATCTCGCACCATTGCTATACCGTCTTCCACGCTTGCAATCCTTGGAACAGTTGTTATCGGATGCACTCCTAAGCCTTCCAAAATGTCTCTCCTGCTTCGGTTGTTACTTCCAAGCGAGATCACCTCAACATCGTGCGGAAGGTAGTGCGTTCCGTAAAGATAGCCTTTTTCCTTAAGTACATGAGCATAGTGATCCAAGTCCACTAGGCGATGTTCATAGTAATCAATAAATCTCAGTTCCTTTCCCACCGCTTGCATGAACCATATTGCATTTAAGTCGTTCCGACCGAGATCCCAAAATGTATGCACCTCAAGGCTTTCGACTGGGAACCAACAAATCCTACCTTCGTCTCTTGCTTGCTTGAGTTGATTTCTGTAAATCGATCCGTCAACGAATTGTTTTAGCTCGCCCTCATAAACGTGTAGATATTCCTCTTCGTTCTGATCTTTGAGGATTTGCATCTCTTCTGGGAGCGTTGTTTGACTGAAGTAAGGATTGTCCCGGTAGCTAACTTTCTTGACCATTGCGTTCTGTGGTGGATACAGAACAAATCTCTGGTACGCTGCGTCAGTCTTATGCTCTGGATTGAAGCTCACCCATATCTCAGATCCGGGCTTTCTAATTGAGGGTATCAAAGTTCTCCAAGAGTTCTCACTTACTGAACTAGCCTCCTCTACCCAACAAAGGTCAATGTTATCAATGCTCTTGATTGACTGGATATTCGCAAGAAGTCCAGTGAATATGAACGTTGTGCCGTTTACTCCACGAATCTCGTTCTGCGTGACTTCGTAGAACCTCTCAAGTCCTAACGCTTCGATCCTCGATGCAAGGAGAGAGTGGACAGAATCCTTGATTGATCTCTGAATCTCTCTGGCGCATAGAATTCTTTTTGGGCTTTCCGTTCCCTTTAAGAGAAGGGCTGACGCCATCTGTACAGACTTCCCGGCTCCTCGACCTCCCCAATAGCATTTAATCCTGTGAGGCTCGTACAGTTCTTTGAATGCCGTTGGAACCCTACGTTTCAGGGGTGTCGCTAAATTGGATTTCATAGGCGGCTATTTGTACTGGATAATCCTCATCCCCGGAAAGCTCAATGCTCTTGAGATCGGGTAGATACTTACTTACGAGCTTTATCCGACTGTCGATGGCTCCTTTGATTCTGTTGACCTCAACGCTATCTAATTGAGTGCCTAGCTCCTCTAATTTTTTAATCGACTCAACGACTTGCTCAATGTGCTTCTGGTTTGCAAGTTGGTCTCGCAGACTATCCTGTCTGATCTTCCGATTCGTCTGCGCTCTCGTCATTGCCATCTTCTGAGTCCTTTAACTTCTTTGATAATGCTTCAATCTGTTCGATCATGTGTTTGATCTGGCCGCCAAGCAAAACGCATTGATTCATCGCATCGTTTCGCTGCTGTTCCAGTATCTCAATTCTGCCCTTTAACTCTTCTGTCATTAGAAGTGTCTGTGGTCTGTTGGGTTGTTTACCTTCACCTTAATAAAGCTGGCGTCTTTCTTTCCATTGGCATAAGTCGCAATGACTTTTATCACGCCATCTCCGGAATGAGCCGAGCTTGCGTAGAAACTAGCAACGTTACTACTGACTGAGGGAGTTGTAAGGGTAAGCCCTTGTCTGCCTTTGCTTTCGGCCGTAACGCCTGAGACTGACGTGCTTTGGTCTGAGGCTGCATTACTGAAATCTACTTTATACAGCATTTCAGTTGTGACGTTTTGTCCGTAGCTCCGGTTTTGTGAGCTATTTCTGTGAGGGTCAATAAGGATGCGTCTACTCATTTCCTGCGCCTTGCCTTGGCTTTCTTCTTAACGATCTTAGTGATCTCTCTGGCTTGGCCCTTGTGAGTCCTGCTTGCCTTGTTGAGAGACTTAGCAATTTTTTTAAGTTTTCGTTCGACTCGTCTGGTCATGGGATTCCCGAAACAATCAGCGGGGAGGGAGATAGAAAGTAAAAACATTCCCCGCGTCATGTCATCAATGAAAAGGTGATTCATGCACAGGTACGCTGAGACTCCCTCAAGGGGGAAAGAGTCAGCAGTCGCACCTTTCCATAGATTACACGATATAAAACGTGTTGCAA